GTTATTGTGCCCAACAAGAGCTTGGTTACGCAGACCGAAGCAGACTACAAGAACATGGAACAAGATGTCGGTGTGTATTTTGGTGATCGTAAAGAATATGGGCGTCAACATACTATATGCACATGGCAAAGTCTAAACAACCTGCTCAAGAACACCAAGGCAGGAGTAGGCGACTGCACCATTGGAGAGTTCCTAGAAGACGTGGTGTGTGTTATTGTAGACGAAGTACACATGGCCAAGGCAGATGCGTTGAAAACCTTGCTCACCGGAGTGATGTCCACAGTGCCAATTCGCTGGGGATTGACAGGAACTGTGCCCAAAGAAAAGTTTGAAAGCCAAGCACTGCTGGTCAGCTTGGGTCCGGTAATTGGCCGGCTCAGTGCCAATGAACTGCAACAACAAGGCGTATTGGCCAACTGCCATGTGAATATTGTGCAACTAATTGATCATGTGGAGTATAAAGACTACCAAAGCGAACTCAAATACTTGTTGGAAGAATCGGGACGCTTGGACACCATGGCGGATCTTGTGCGGCAAGTAAATGAAACAGGCAACACATTAGTGTTGGTGGACCGTACTGAGTGCGGCAGGCAATTGGTTGCAAGGCTGGGAGAAAAAGCAGTGTTTGTGTCGGGCGCAACCAAAGGAACAAAAAGGCAAGCAGAATATGATGAAGTGGCTGATGCAACTGATAAAATTATTGTGGCGACTTATGGCGTCGCTGCCGTGGGTATTAATATTCCTAGGATTTTTAATCTGGTCCTTGTTGAGCCTGGTAAAAGTTTTGTGCGTGTCATTCAGTCTATTGGTCGTGGAATACGTAAAGCAGAAGACAAAGACCATGTTCAAATCTGGGACATAACATCAACCTGCAAGTTTGCCAAGCGTCACTTGACCAAGCGCAAACAGTTTTACAAAGAAGCCAACTATCCGTTTACACAAGAAAAACTGGAATGGATGCAAATAAAATAAAAATAGCTGTGTGTGGTGATAGTTACATGTGCCCAGACAAGGATCATGTGGGTACGCACTTTAGTGAACTATTAAACAGTCGGTATTCGGTTATTAATTTGGCTCGTCCTGGCGTAAGTCACGTTGAGATTGGATTCCAACTCAAGCAGGCAATCAAACTTAGGCCAAATTATGTTTTTATTAGCACTACAAGCTCTGATCGCATTGAAGTTCCAATCGGTGATACAAAAAATATTGAGTCTCTTCAACTTGATCACTTTCGCCCTGGCCCAGACAGATATTATCTAAGTTCAAATATCCAAACTTTAATTAACAGTAATACACCAGGCTACCGTGAGTTTAGACCCTATATGACATATGAAATAGTTGATGCGTTAAAAAAATATCTATCATATATCTACGACGACAAATTGACGAAAGAAATTAACAGTTGGATCATTGGATACTGGCTCAGCCAGTTGCATGATGCTGGAATTCCGCACTACGTATTCAACGACACGTTTGTGGTATACAGCCGTGAATGTCTCCAGAGTCCTATATATCATACCAGTTATGAAATTCAAATAACAGCCGCAAAATGGGTCAACAATCATCTTGACTCTATTTTTGAAGGTTGACTTTTGTCACACAATCCTATATTATAACAGCATGCGTATACTAACATTAGAAAATAAACACTACGACCTAGACCACCTGCCCGAAGAAGTGGATGACATGCGGTTTGCCATACTAGACAACTCAAATCCACAAGAGCCAGACTACCATTTCATTCCGTTAATTTTCTTAGAGAGTTTCAATGCACCTGCACTGGTGCTACGCATTGGAGAGAATACTATCAAGATGCCCATGGACTGGCAGATACTCATTGGCGAACCTGAAATAGGTGACTTGGAAGTGTTGCCCTTGACCTCAATCAATGACCGTGGCTTCAGAGTGTTTCAATTCAACCCGCTTACAAGTTTCCGCCCGTCATTCCCGGACATTGAGATCTTGGATGTGTATCATGAAGTGTCGTGGTATGCACCTAAGTTAAAGAATGGACAGTTACTAGCTGTGCCGCTAAATGATGAACCAGATCCTGACTGTGTGTACTTTGTCAAAGACATCAGTCGCAACTGTGAAATAGTAGACTACAACAAATCATGGTGACACATGCCCTACACTGAACCACAACTGTTTGAAACATTCGATCGCCTGGTAAAAATTTACTTGGAAAGTTATCCAGATGATCGCGAGGTGCTAGAACGATTCCTACGCTGGGCACATTTTCAATATGGCTACAAATATGGGAACCCTTAAACCAGGTGCCACCTACATTTATGAACGTGTGGGCAATGAAGTGTATGCTCGTGAATCAGGTGCTGATCCCAGTACCAGACAACTCATAGGCTACGGGTACGATCCTGTGACAGGTCATCAAATTAACTACGACAAACGCACCGCAGATGGTAGACCCTTGGTTGATCATATGCGTGAAGATAAAATGTGGAACGACATCCGGCGCCTATCTAAAACCAATCCTGCTTTACAAGATGCCTTGGAACGTGCTATAGTAATATACAAACTAATCAAAGTAGATGAGCGATAAACTAAACATTGCCAATGAGATGCGACAACTGGATCGCAAGAACAGAAACTTCTATCGCGAACTCACAGACGAGGAACGCAAGAAGTTTTCAAACTATCTCATGATTCGCTGGGCCAGCTGTGTGGAAGGTTCAAGAGAATTGCAAGAGTTTTATTTGATCTCTACCAATGAGCGATTGAACAAACACTTTTTCAACATTAATAAACATCCTGAACTACAATGGCTGTGTGCTACAGCGGTGAGTCCAGACATGGGCACACCCAGACACAACTGGATATCACCTAAGAAAAAAGAAGCAGGCGCAGGTGCCAGTGCCGTCAAAAAGCAGTTGGCTGAGCTATTCCCCACATACAAAGAAGATGAAATAGCCATGCTGGCCTCTATGACCACAAAGAAAGAACTTGATCAATACATCCGAGACCATGGCAGAGACACTAAGTGAACTCACTTGCGGCTACTGCAAGAAAACATTTCGACGTGCAGAAAGTCTTGTGGTGCATCTGTGTGAAGCCAAACGCCGCAGACAGGAACGATCAGAGCGCGGTGTTGAACTGGGCTTTCAGTCCTACTTAAGATTCTATGAAATTGCACAAGGATCAGCCAGACTCAAAACATTTGATGACTTTGCAGACTCACCGTACTACCGGGCCTTTGTGAAGTTTGGCAGATACTGTGTGAGCACCCGGGCAATCAATCCCAGACAGTTTACAGAGTGGTTGCTGAAGCACAACAAAAAGATTGACAACTGGGGCAGTGACAAAATCTACACAGAATATTTGCTGGATTATTTGAAAGTAGAAGCAGTGGCAGATGCATTGGCACGAGCAGTGGAGTTTGGCATAGATTGGAGTGAAAAACACTCAGCACCTGCACATGATTGTTTGCGCTATGGCAGTAGTCATGCCATGTGCTATGCTGTCACAACAGGACGCATTAGCCCTTGGGTAATATACAACTGTGAGTCAGGACAGAAGTTCCTGGGTGAACTCACAGCCGACCAAGTGGCCATGATATGGCCTTACATAGATTCGGATGTGTGGCAAAAGAAATTTGCAGACTATACAGCAGACACAGAGTATGCACGAGAAATATTGAAACAAGCGGGATGGTAATGAGAATACTTTGTTTGGGGAACAACACCGAAGATACAGATGTAAAAACTCGAAAGTTGGCACAATCTAATGCAATGCAATGTCATGGCCTAATTTCAGAGATTGATGGTGCGATAAATTTTTTGGAATTGGCGCGACCAGGATTTTATCACTCAAGTGTGTATGATTTAGAGCACAGCAGAATAGTTGAGTTGGCCTTGCAATTTAACAAAGTCATAGTGCTTGACCAACCCAAGGAACAGTATTCCCACCCTGATGCTTTTTACAACACCATACGAGCAGCTGATGCAATTTCTAAAATTGTGCCAGTTGAATACATAGATCCTAGCTTTAGTCAAAATATAACTTTTTTTGAGAGTTTGGTCCAACAAAATAAAAGTTTTTGTATTTTTCCTTTCATGGAGCTATTGGCTGACAATGGTAATACCACAGTTTGTTGCAGGTCAGAAACTACAATTATGCCATTGTCAGAACTTAGGAATTTTAATACAGATTCAAATTATGTAAAAATTAGAAACAACATGCTCAACGGTATCAAAATGCCCGAGCATTGTTCTGCTTGCTACAATCTAGAATCAAAAGGTATACGTAGTGCAAGAATTCAAGAAACAATAGTGTGGAGCAACAGACTTGACTTGCATAGCCTAAATGATTTATCTAAAATTCAAGAACCAGTATACTACGAAGTGCGACCTAGCAACATTTGTAATTTACAATGCAGAACATGTGAACCAAAGAACAGTCATTTGATTGCTGAAGAATATCATGCAATAGGAATTGCAAAATTTAAACCGCAACAATTTTCAAATTTTGATTTTGTAAATTTGAACACAGTAAAAAAATTATACATCGCTGGAGGAGAACCAACTGCGATGACAGACTTCTACACATTTCTTGACAAGTGCATACAAAATCAAACTACTGATTTTGAAGTGGTTGTCAATACTAATGCAACTAAAATTAATTCCAGATTTCGAGAACAACTAAAACATTTTGAAAATTTTCAATTTACTATCAGCATTGACGGTTTTGAAAATTTAAATCACTATATTCGATGGCCCAGCAACTGGGACACCATTGTTGACAACTGTCGATATCTAGTGCAACAAAAACATTTTGTTAGTTTTAATATCACTGTATCTATCTACAACATTTGGGCATTAGACAAGTTGTTTATGTTCATTGAAAAAGAATTTCCAGG